CCATAACGTTCATGTTGTGGTTAGGACGTCCTTCTGGAGTGTCATAACCTTGATCCAAACCAAGTTGGAAGTCATTTGGTACATCTGTGTCTGTTGCAATACCTTCTTCAAAGCGAAGTGGGCCACGTAGGCCTGGTGTTGCAGGTGACATCTTACGTTCGTAAGTTGCGCCTACCTTCTCAGGGAACTGAGGTGTTGGGGCGATATTTTCTACTGCCATTTTTTATTCTCCTATAGGATTGGGATTGAGGTCCTCATGCATTATTCTCGCTTCTATTTAGGCATTAGTCAGCCTAAAGAGGTACTTTTTAGAAGAAAGGACTTGCTGAAACTTCAATTGTTGGCATAACTAGTTCTTGGGTAAGGGAGCACGCTAAGGCTAGTGAGTCCACAAAGTCGTCGTGGGCATGAGCTTCATCTGGAGCAGCTACCAAAAAGTTAGGGCCTTTGTACTGGACTTCGGCATCTGTCATCTGTTGGTAAAACTTTTTCCAAATACGTAGGCGACGGGTCTTAGCATGAGACGGCCAAGATACCATCTGACGTTGAATTAGCGCCTGAAGGTGCTTCCAACGCTTTGACTGCTCGGTAGGGCTAGATGTAACAGGAATTACTTCTGCACGAGGCATTAAGATCTTTAATCTTCCGGCCACTGCATCACCAACACCATTAGCGTCGATTCCAATTGCAAGTACATCGTAAGCTGACAGGAACTGCTGGATTTGGAAATACTGCTCTTCCCAATCATCTCCCTGCATTTCGAGCCAATTTAATACTCTATGATCATAGTAACCATACTCGTCAGGACGATCCCAGTCTACCCACACTACTGTTACAACTGTTGAGTCCATCTTGCGTGCCGGGTCAATTCCCACGACCACCGGTGACCTATGCCAGCTCTTAACAATTTCCTGTGATGTATCACCAAGGTCGTCCATGATTGAGGATGTGACGAACATTCCTCTCTCCAACAACCATTTACAGTTGTAGGAGAGCTGGAACTCATCAGAGTCCTCATTGATGCGAAGCATTTCTTTTTTAATAAATTTTTCATAATTAGGGTTTACCTTTGCTACATCTCGCCAGTCCCATTGAAAATGATTCTGTCTAGCGTTTCGGCTAGTCTGTCGGCGCTTGTTAAACTGAATAGCTTTATAGAAGTTATTCTTGTGAGTCGTAGGGGTGCCTGTTTTAACCATGGTAGCGTTGTAGTACGCACCCATAGGCGCAATAGACTTTGCTACTACGAAGTCATCAGCTTCTTGACACTCATCAATAATGATAAGGTGGAAGGACTTAGATTCAATCTTTGCACGTGGGTTAGCTGTCATCATCATAAGGCTACTGCCTGAGTTCTTAAGGCGGATGTTCCTTACTACACCAGGCGTCTTAGACACCATATCGTCGATCTCAGGATCCCCAAGTACATCTAGAGCAGATTCGCTAGTTAGGCGGGATACTGTACGAGAATAAAGGGTTTCTACCTGTGATTGAACTGGGGCAAACATTCCCACCATAATTCCGTCCCCAAACTTACCCATAAGCTCAGGGTACATTTTAGCTAGGCGTGGAAGGATAACCATAAGTGTTGCCACTGTATTAGCAATAGTTTCTGACTTACCGCTCTGACGAGAAGCAAGAGCAGTGATTTCTTCACCATCATTAATAATGACTGACTCTATCAATCTACGTGCCAGAGGCTGTTGATAGGCGTGGAGCTCGTGGCCAACCAAGACTTTCATAAAGCCCATGATCTTTTCTACAAGAGCTTTTACAAATTCTTTAGATAGCTCGTCTAAGCCATCGTCCTCAACTTCTTCTGGTAGAACATTACCAAATTCGTCAAAGTCTTCCGGCTCTAGCTCATCAAACTCAGCAGTTGTCACAGGCCGTGTCTTTCACTAAGAGTATTTAAAATAGCGTTAAGAGACTCAGCACCTAGTCGTGCCTCTGCCAAATTATCTTTGTACTGTGTTTTCTGCCAGGCAGACAAGTTACGACCAACTGAGTACATAATCTGATCCGTCCAGTTAAGAAGTTCTTGGGTAGGCAAAGAGTTTACTCTTCGCTGAACTTTAGTTAGTTCTTTTGTAGTTCTGCTTTTTCTTTTAAAGATCTTCATACGGTGCCCCAAATCTAATCATATCCCAATCAACTTCATCTTTTTTCATACTACGGCCGTTTACTGCATTAGTCAGTGCTTGACTTTCAGTATAACGCTTAACCCACTTACCCAGAACAATAGACTTCCTTGTTAGTGGAAAGCGTAAACACCAACCTTTACCAAAACGGTAGGGTTCTTCTATCTCTTGTGTTTCTGCACGCTCTAGTACTACTGGTGGTTTTACTGGGTAAGTCATTAAATGCCAGTAAAACTTCCCAACGTCATGCGTCTTCGCCATTATGTTCGCCCGTTCCCTCGCACCAGTGATCTGGCACTTCATGCTCTAATACTATCACAGTACATTCTTTACAACGAAAAAGCTTAGGTGATTTAAAATCTGTCTGCGCTGTGGCGCCCCGCTCATACTCTTCATCAAATGGTAAATAATCTGTAATTATTTCCGGAGATGCATATAACTCTGCTGGAAATGGTCCTCTTGGTGCGTGTGAACTAGATGGTACAGCATGTCCTTGTTTTGTAACAATTCTTTGTACGATTCGCATTTTTACCCCTTTTTTAGCATTCTGTGATCTATCTTACACTATATTTCCGTTTGGCGGTTGCACCAACCCTGTATTTACTGCTAGGATAGATATAGGGACAGGAAACTGCCCTAACACTAACTACGTAACAAAAGGGTTGCAACTAGCTCGGCAGACAGACGCTGAGCTATTTTTTATCTGGTGACAGCTGATAAGAGATTCGGGTTGGCCTTCTAGCCTAGGAGATAGTGTGAAGTTTAATGAAGAGATCCTTTTAAAAGCAAAAGCCACCTTAATGGTAGTTATGTTAACCATAGTTACTACAAACCAGGCTTATGCGGTTTATAATCGGGTTGATACGCCCACTGTGATCACAGCCCCTGTGGTAGTTGATCCTCTAGATAAGTATCGGGAAATGACAAAGTTCAGTCCTACGGACCTGGCAGACATGCTAGAACTTGTTGGCTTTGAGGGTAAGTCCTTGAAGACAGCTTGGGCAGTAGTTATGCGAGAGTCTAGGGGCAACGCAGATTCCCACAATAAAACGTCCTCAACCGGTGACAACTCTTACGGCCTATTCCAGATAAACATGCTGGGATACCTAGGAGAAGACCGAAGAGAAAAATTTGGTATTAAATCTAATGCTGAACTCTTTGACCCAGTAACCAACGCCCAAGCAGCTTTCTACATGACAAGTCGTGGAGAAAACTTTGGGTCCTGGGGATTAGGACCAGATGCATACGATGGGACAGCTTCTGAAACAGCCATAACGGTATGGTTTTCGAAATTCCCTAAGTAAATAGAAAAGGCCCCGAGAGGGGCCTTTTTTATTACTTCTTTTTAGCTCTACGCTTATTCTCTTTAGCTGTGTTTTTACCGTGAGCTAAAGGACGCAAATTACTAGCACTATCATCATCGTGGTTATTATTCTTATGGTCCACGTCTGTGCCTCTGGCTAGCTTGCCATGCTTCTTCTCATACTTAGCACGAGCAGCGTTCTTAGAGGTAGTGTGCCACTTACCAGACTTATCCTTGTAATGCTCAACAATAATCTTACGGCCGCCATTAGCAGCAGAGCCTTTATACTCTTTGCCGCCAGCTACTTCTTTTTTCTTAGTTGTCACTACTTTCCCTTTTTCTTTGCCATAGCCATGTTGTCAACAAGGTTAGGGTAGGGACGACCAGCAGCTTTAGCTCTTGCCTTAGCAGCAGACTTTTTCTTAGGTGAAAGCTTCTTATCTTTCTTCGATGGGTCCGGAGTATCCCAAACTTCTTTTTTAGCCATTAGCAATCCCACTTTCTCAATGCTAGTGCCTTACGTGTAGGCTTACCGTTCTTTTCCATTGGCCCAGGCATACCACCCATACGAGCACAGAAAGATTTACGACGTGCTGCAGACTTCTTTGACTTCTTTGCTTGCTCTGCAGATACAGGCGGCTTAAGATTATGCCCCTGTGCTTTAGCAGAAGCACGACCCTTAGCGTTTAATCCGCCTTCTGGGTTCTTACCTTCTTTACGCTGCCATGCTGGTGATTTAGCCATTAGTTCCACTCCTCAGTACATTTGCACTCTTTATTAAAATTACTACATTGTATACAAGTCATACGCTCATGGGGCTTTAGACTTCCAACAGATTCTAACTTATCCTCGTGAGAGGCTACGTCTTTATAGCTAGCTAAGTTTACACCATATGCCTGTGAAGCGGCAACAACATCTGGATGGTTCCAAGGGCGTGCAGATTTAGAGGTCCTATCTGAAACAGACAATCGGATACGGGGTGCTCCGGTACCACTTCTAGAACCATAGTAAAGTTCTTTACGATTGCGTCCCATTAGTTGCTCGATTCACCACTGGCACCACGGCCGTAGCGCTGACGAGTGATAACGTGTGAGTCATCAGCTTGATCAGGCTTAAGCCCTGTTAGATACTCAGCAGCTTCTCGTGCATTGTGGCGTAGGTTCTTAGGAACCTGTGTTTCACGAGATTTAGACGAGAATACTTCTTTTCTCGACATTTTTACAACCGTCGTTTAGAATCATCTGCAGTTGGTACATTTCCCTTATTTAGGCGCTCAGCCTTAGTAAACGGACGTGTAGTAGGTGGGACACCCTTCTTTGGATTACTTACAGTAACCATGTCTGATCCTGCTGGAGCAATACCAGATGTTGTTCCAGCAGAAGATTGAGCTGTATTCTTTAACAGCTCTTCCTTATTATCAGAATCGTATGCTTCACCAGTTGCTTCGTTAAGACGCATAGTTGTAGTCTTAAGAGGTGTAAAGGTCATAATATTACGAGCTTCTCTCTCAGACTGCTGTTGCTGGTACATCATGTTTGCAGTAGTATTTGCATGCATTCTGCGAGTACCTGCACGTGTAGGAGATTTAACATCCGCAACAGGTGCTGGAGCAGCTAAAGTAGGTGATTGTCCATTTACAGTAATTCCAGGCTTTTGGCCACGCTCAAGCTTACGAGTAACAGTTGTAGGAGTTGTTCCCTTACGAATTGCTGCACCTAAAATATCAAACTCTCCAGGAGTCTTTTCAGGATTTCCACGTAGTTTACGATCTGCAACCTTAAACCATGCTTCTCTGCGTCGAGCAATTTCTGGGGCTCTTCCACCAAGAGCTTGGTGAAGAATACTGAAATCATGGTGAACACCAAATGCGTGAGCAATAGTTGCTTCTTGAATAGCTGGATGTGCTAAGAATTGTGTTGAAGAAAGATAAGACTCGTCTGTAATATTAAATCTAGAGCTCTTTGCTAATGCTACAGCTGACTTCATAATATGAGGTGCAACTGTAGTCATTTCTTTGCCTTGAGACGCTAGGTCTGCTGCACGTGTTTCACGTTTAGCGGCATCAATTAATGAACTTTCAGACGTTTTACCAAAGGTATCTCTGTCTGGAGTCTTGTTAGGATCATATGGACCAGTTGATGTAAGAGGTGTACGATTTTCACGAAGATTCTTATTTTCAAGCTCAGCTTGTGCGGTATCTACGTTGCCATCGCTACCGGTATATGTATCCACAAGTCTTTGAGGAATAACGTTACCTCTTTTAGCAACAGGTGGTTTTTGATAAGGGGCTTTTTGAACACCGCCTTCTACAACTTTACCGTTACGCTCACTCATAGTTGTGCTGTAAATAGTATTTGGATCGTTGTATTCTGGCTTTACGCTTCCGTCTTCATTGTATGGATTTGTACCTTCAGTGTTAGCTTTAGAAAGAGTATCGCCATACTTTACAGTTGTTGGGCCTTCACTTTCTCTTTCAATATTATCAATTACCATGTCCCCGTAAACTTTGCCGCCTCTGCGAGCTTTAATCTTGTCTACTTTTTTAGCAACAACTTTGTCACCTTGTGGATAATCTGAAGGGTCATCAGACTTATTTAAACCTTCTGTAACTCCACGTGTAGGAGGCGTCATAAAAGCTTCTGCAGTTAAATCTCCCGCAGTTTTCTTTGGCTTATAATCAGAAGTGCCAGTACTTTCAGCAATTGGTTTAAAACTAGCTATTGCTTTTGCTTCAGCTTGTGAACCTGCCCAGGTAGCTCCTCTAAGTTCAGATGCAGAAGGTCTTTCAGGTTTAATGTCAGTTAAGCCCTGTGGACCGTCAGCTTTCCACTCACTCATGTCATAGGTAATACCGTTTATAGAACGAAGGTTAGAACCACTAGATTTTTCTGATGCATTAAATGAATCTTCTCCAAGTTGTTCTTCGCTACGAATAACTCCAGATTTACGACGATCTGCATCAGTAGCTGCAGCTAAATCTTCATTTTGGCGTTGAGCATCTGCAGCCAAATATTTAGGGTTAGCTTGACGTGTAGGCATAACGCGACCTGAAGGAGTTGGCTTAACATCTTCTGTGTCGTATGCTTCGCCAGTTTGTTCATTCAAACGCATAGTTGTAGTGCCAAGACCTTTAATTTGGCGCTTACGGGCATTGCCACGAAGCTCCCCACGTTGGATCTCTAAATCTTTTGCTGCGATATCATCTCTACGACCTCTAGCTACATTTACCGCAGCTTGAGTAATATTAGTGTCTTTTCCAGAGCTATCAGTTTTATCGGAATCTACTATTGCAGGAGGAACTACCATCTTTACAGGAAAACCGGTTGGTCCACCGTCTGGATTTGAACCTGTCCAAGTACCTACAGCAGTGTCTGGTTTTGCACCAGTACCAAGATTCTTTACAAGCTTTTGTCCTTTTTTCCAAGGTCCTGTAACAGGTTTTGAATCACTGTTGTGAATTTTTAAAAGGTCATCAAACTGTCCAGCCATTATTTATTTCCGCCTTTGCCGTCGTTAATGCCAGCTGTTAAGTTAGCTGTACGTTCTTTGTAACCTTCTTTTGTACTAAAAGGATTTTTTGCAGCGTCTGCTCTGTCTTCTTCTGCGTTTACTTCACTATAAACGGGAGTACCGTCATCGTTAAATTTAGTTGGGCTAAAGTCTCCAGAAGAACCTACAGTAGATTCAAAAGGAAACACATTTGAAGCATTGTTAGCACGTAGAGAATCTTGAATATCTTCTTCTTTTGGATTAAATCCACCAACTGGTGATGAAGCAATAGCAGAGGAAGTATCTACCTTGAGTCCACCTTTATCGGTTTTTTTGGTATCAACTTTTGGATTCTCATCACGATACCTTTTCCACTCAGCAACTTGTTGAACACTTGCAGGAGTTTTAGCAGGACGGTAACCAACATCAAAACCATAACGACTTACTTGGTTTGCCATCTCTTCATTTACAAATTGCCCGGCTTTTGGATGTCCTTCTGGATGAACTTCCATTGCAATGTTGTATGCTTGACGAGCACCGTGTGCACCAGCAGCAGGGTTAACCATAGACTTAAGAAGCTCTGTTTTAACT